AGGCTATACTAAGAACAGCCTGTTGCATGCAGGATTGAGCGATGGATGCTGTTTAATCAATGGTAAATCAATGATTATTCAGAGCCATTTGATACGTTCAGGAGGCAAAGAATAAAACGGCTAAAACGCTTATTTAAAAGCATTTAAACGGCTTGTAGGCTATTTTTTGAATAGTTTGCAAGCCGTTTTTTCGTTTTATAAGAAAAATAATGGCTCATATTTGGATAAATCATTGTTTAGGGTGACATTTAGGGTGACATTTAGGGTGACAAATTATAATGTAAAAATATTATTTATAGTTAAGAAACGGGTGTGATTGCGTTGAAAAAATAGCTATTTGAGGTATTTTTATGGTGCAAAAAACTGTATATTTACCGATATTTAAGGGGCAAAAAACAAGTGAAAGTCCTGTTTTTAAAGGACTTCCACATATTTATATATATAATAGCCTTACATTTCAGAAGAAACGACGTATGCAGCCGACAACTTCAAAGACTTGGCGTATGCGTGATATATCAAATTCCTGTTCATCAAACTCAGTTTGATTTATTGGCACAAATTTGAGCTTGCCGGGTGCTGAAGCCTTCCTTAGGATTTTAACCGTTCTGAAAGTATCCAAGACAACAGCATACATTTCCCCATATTGTATATCTTCTATGCCGCATTTACGTAAAGCTATAATATCTCCTTGCGATATTGTAGGTTCCATAGAGTGACCTGTTATGTTACACCACATTTCTGCTCTTGGGCATATATTAGAGATAATATTAAAGGCTGGGATACTTGTTTGATCATTCTCTTGTATGGCAAAACCGCCAAGAAAATCCACGTCATAATAAGGTATTCCTTTCTGTGGATCTGTACTGATTGTTGCAGATTCATTATGGAACATATCGCCTTGACCAGTCAACAGCCAATTTGCAGAAATACCAAATGTTAGTACAAGATTCTGTATTGCTGTAGTTCCTACAGCACTTCTACCTTTAGAAATTTCCGTGACCATAGAAGGACTTATGCCTATTTTTAAGGCAAAATCCTTTCTATCAGTTATCTTATTTTCATTTAATAGTCGCTCAAAAGCCTCAATAAATCGGCTTGAAATATCATTTTTTGTACTCATAATACAGAATATTGAATCTTTTATGCCAAAATATTTGGCGGTTAATACAGAATTTTGTATCTTTGCAGCGTGTTTGTTAATTGAACACGCCGCCAAAGATACAAAATATTGGCGAGATACGGATAAAAGATCAAGATTTTAACATAAAGAAGATATGAATAAACGAATAATTGTAGAACGAGGTGTAGGCAAGAAGATTGCTTCCCTCATGGGTATAACAACTGAAATGGTTAGCAAATCGCTCAACTATAAGAAGGATTCCCATCTGGCAAGAAAGGTGAGATACATGGCCATTAAGGATTTTAATGGAGTGATAGTTGGTGATAAGTAGAATATAAAAAGGATGGAATTATGAAAGAGGCATTGAACATGATATTCGGCAAGGAATGGAAATGGTTCCTGAACCTTGCTCCTCAAATGAAGCTTAGACTCATCTGGTTTGTGGTTAGCTTCTGTTTGGCTTGTGCGCTTTCCTTTGAAAGCAGCAGTGTTTTAAGTGTAATAGTCGTGGCTATAAACTTTTGTGCCAGCAGCATCGCTTTAAGAGGTGTTCCTGGTGATGGACTTGAAGAATAAGGAGAATATAAATATGGATACAAAAAGAATTGAGACATGGAAGCATCAGGAGGATACATTCAAGTTGCAGCGTGAGATTATGGAACATGTAAAAGCCATCCGTTCTTTGGAAGAAAAATTGGTAAGCTTAAGAACGGATGACCTTTGTGAAGATTTAGACTTGGAATCTATTCCTTGCCAAAGTCTATGGAGAAATCTTGAATTGATTGAAAAGAATCCTTCAAGCTATTCTCAAACTCAGCAGCAATTTGACGAAGAACCTTGCTACTCAACACTTGACCTTGTGGTACAGAAACTGTTACATACACCCAAATCGCCACTCCAAATGAAGGGGTGCTCCATCCACTCACTGGGTAAGTCCGTTCAGTTCTGCATTTCAGGTGAAGTTGACGAAAATGTTTTCGGGCAAAATCACGAATAGTGTCTGCCTCCAGCTCATCACAAGCAATATTAACCAAAAATTGCATCATAATTATAAAAAATTGATTCAACGGTGCAAAGATAATAAAAAAAAATAAGGAATGGAGTATTACAATAAAATATTGTGTGTTACCTTCGAGGAGTTGGCTGGTGGTGACAATCCTGTCATCAAAAGTGCTACTCTTAGACAAAATGTTTGTCGTGGCAATATCCAATGTGCTCGCCAAGGCAAGGGTGAAGGTAACTATGCTCTGTATGTGTACGCCTCCCTTCCCAAGAAGTACAGAATGAGATTTGAGGAGAAATATGGAGATCCGAATGAAATCCTGGAACGCCAGGAACTGAAGGACTACATGCAGGTGGATGAGGAAGCCCGTAGGTTTTATGAAGCGTTTGAATATGATTTGAACGGTGTTCAAACGAGGCTTTCACAGAAGCTGATAGACGAATATACTCAGAATGCCAGTGTGCTGAAAATGCTCCAGGAGCGAATGAACGAGCTTCAAGCTACGACACACGCCCTGGGTGGAGGAAGAAGAAACGACCTTTGGGGCATCGTCTTCAAGCAAAGCGAGAAACTGAGGGAGAACTTCGGTCACACCCTTCCCAAGAACCTTGCCAGGCTCAAGGTGAAGATGAGTACCTTCAAGAAGGAGGGTTATCCATCGCTGATAAGCGGCAAGATTGGCAACAAGAACACCTTGAAGATAACCGAGGAAGCTGGCAGAAGGCTCATTGCTCTGAAAAGAAGCAGGGTTCCCGTGCTGAACGACTCGCAGATCTTCGAGCGATTCAATGAGGAGTGTGAGAGCCGTGGATGGAAGCCTCTGAAAAGCATCAGCGGCATGAAGGCGTGGTTTAACAGTGCAGCCATTCAGCCATTGTGGTATGATGCCGTATTCGGTGAGCATAAATCACACCAGCTGTTTGACCGCAGACACAAGACGGAACTTCCTCAGATGAGGGATGCACTCTGGTATGGTGACGGTACGAAGCTGAACCTCTACTACAAGGATGAGGACGGCAAGGTAAGAACCACCAGCGTATATGAGGTAATAGACGCTTACTCTGAATGCCTCCTTGGTTTCTGCATCAGCGACAGCGAGGACTATGAAGCCCAATATCTGAGTTACCGAATGGCCATCCAGGTGAGCGGACACAAGCCCTACGAAATCGTATATGATAACCAGGGTGGTCACAAGAAACTGGAGAACCAGGAGTTCTTCAGGAAGCTCTGCCACATTCATCGTACCACGACCCCATACAATGGAGCCAGCAAGACTATCGAGAACCTCTTCTACAGATTGCAGAGCCAGGTACTTCACCAGGAATGGAACTTCACCGGACAGAACGTTACCACTAAGAAGGACATCAGCCATCCGAACCTGGAGTTCATCGAGGCAAACAGGGCGAACCTTCCAACGCTCCAGGAACTGAAAGCTCTGTATGTAGAGTTCAGAAAGAAATGGAACGAAATGGCACATCCTGCCACGGGTGAGAGAAGAATCGACATGTATGAAAAGAGCGTGAATCCGGAGACACCAGCGGTGACACCGAATGACATGGTGGAAATGTTCTGGATTCAATGCGACCGCATGAGCACCTTCACATCCAGCGGAATCGAGATAACCGTCAAGGGCAAGAAACGAACCTACGAGGTAATGAGTGAACCAGGAGTGCCGGACATTGAATGGAGAAGGAAGCACACCTATCAGAAGTTTGTGGTGAAATATGATCCATACGACTTCACAAGCATCCGACTCTACTGGAAGGACAAAGCAGGACAGCTTAGATTTGAGAGAGTGGCGGAACCTTACCTCGTTATCCATCGAGCCAAGCAGGAACAGACCAAGGAAGAGGCACTTTTCATCAGGCAGCAGCGTGAGGCAACCGAACAGAGCCGTGTTGAGAGGCAGGTGGAGGCTAGGAAGCTGGAGTTTGACGAAGGTGTTGCACCAGAGCAGCATGGTTTGCGCACTCCTGACCTGAAGGGAATGAGCAAGGAAATGCAGAGACAGATAGACCGACGTGTACGCAAGTACAGAGGTCAGCCGGAGGAGTTGAGCATCGGCAAGGTTACCAAGAAGATAAGCAACATGGACTGGAGCCAGGAGTGCAAGTTTATGGAGTTTGACGATGTGAAGACCCTTGGAAAGACATAACAAACATTTTAAAATAAAGAAAGGAACTGAATCATGGAGTTAACAAACAAAGACAAACAACAGATAGCGAACAGACTGAGATTGTATGTTGCCAAGTTCGCAAGCCAGAACAAGGCCGTGGCAAGTATGAAGGGCACGAGTGCCGGAACCGTGAGCAACATCCTCAACGGCAAGTGGGACAACATCAGCGAGGACATGTGGCGCAAGGTGAGTGACCAGGTGGGACTGGTGAACGGCAGCGAGAAGGACTGGCAGGTGGTGGAGACACACGCCTTTCACGAGATTACCATCGCCCTGAAGGATGCACAGACCTTCAAGAACGTGACCTGGGTTGTGGGTGAAGCCGGATGCGGCAAGACCACCACGGCAAGAATCTTCGGTGAAGAGAACCGTGAGGTATATTACATCCTCTGTTCTGAAGACCTGCACAAGGGTGACTTCGTAAGGGAGATAGCCCACAAGATGGGTATCAGAACCGACGGGTTCACGGTGAGAGAGCTTTGGATTACCATCCAGAACGAGCTGATCAAGATGGATCCTCCACTGCTGGTGTTTGATGAAGCGGACAAACTCATAGAGAGTGTCTTCCAGTACTTCATCAGCCTCTACAACAAGATTGAGGACAAATGTGGCGTGGTGTTCCTCTCCACTGACTACATCAAGACACGCATTGACCGTGGTCTGAGATGCAAGAAACGTGGCTACAAGGAGTTCTACAGTCGCATTGGTAGGAAGTACTTCGAGCTGGATGATACCACGCCACACGATGTTTATGCCATCTGTGTGGCCAACGGACTGACCGACGAGAAGGACATCAACGAGGTGATTGCAGAATCGAACTCCTGTGAGTACGACTTGCGAAGAGTGAAGAAGAGCATTCATAGAATCAAGAGAATTAAAGCTATCAGAAAATGACAAGAGCATTGACGGTGAAGGAAGTGTTGAAGCAGAAGAAGAAAACATTTGCCTTCAAGGGAAAATGGAAGGATGCCTTCGGTGAACCGGAACGTACAGGAGTCTGGTTCATCTGGGGCAAGAGTGGAAACGGAAAGACAAGCTTTGTGATGCAGCTCTGCAAGCAGCTCTGTGAGTTTGACCGTGTGGCATACAACAGCCTGGAGGAAGGTGACTCGCTGACCATGCAGAACACCTTGAAGCGATATGGCATGAACGAGGTGAACAAATCGTTCTACCTGCTGAACGGTGAGAACATGAGGGAGCTGAGTGACCGACTGGATAAGCGCAAGAGCGTGAACATCGTGGTGATAGACTCCTTCCAGTACACACAGATGAACTACAAGGAGTATATCCGTTTCAAGGAGGCTCACAAGGACAAACTCATCATCTTCATCAGTCATGCTGCCGGAACCGCCCCACGAGGCAGTGCTGCTCAGAGCGTGATGTATGATGCCACCCTGAAGATATGGGTGGAGGGTTTCAAGGCTTTCTCAAAAGGTCGCTTCATCGGAGAGAAGGGTAACTATACCATCTGGGAGGAAGGAGCCAACAAATATTGGGGTGAGGAATAAAAAGGAATGAAAAGGAATGGAAAAGGAATATAAAGAAGGCGATACCATCTATATCCTGATGGAAGCTATCATAGCAAGCACCCTGATGGATGATTGGGTAAACCATAACTACAGCTGTGACATGCTCGTTCACCGTTCGAAGAAGCATCCAGGGTGCATTGTCGTCGAGACAAAGAACCTCTTGTGGGCGAACAGAATCATCAAGTGGTATCAATACAAGGAAGTAACTTATCAAACCAAATGAGACATGGACGAAGTTATCAATAAGATCATGGAGTTCATCAGGAAGAATACTGAGGACTTCACCTATATGGACCAGCAGCTGATTTATGATGATCTGGCCGGCAAGCTGTCAGACATGTCGGTTGATGCGTTGAAAAACGAGTATTTAAACAATAATTTAATGGAAACAGAAAATGAGTAGAGTTAGAAGAATGATTGAGTTGAAGCCAGACATGAATGGCGAGACTCGTGAGACATTGGTGAGTGTGGGTCATCGCTGTGAGTACTGTCAGGGCAACGGCTGGTACTGGGGAGCTGATGACATGGGGCAAGGTATCAAGGTTACCTGCCCGAAGTGTAAAGGCAAGGGTGAACTTGATGCAGTCATCAACATTACCTGGAAGCCAACCTGTAAAGATTAGGGCTTATGGAACAGCAAGTGACTAATTTCGCACGGTTCTACTCCATCTTGAAGCGTGTACCGAAAATCGGTGACGATGAGTTCTTCAAGAAAGAAATGGTTTACATAGCCACCGGAGGCAGAACAGAGAGTTTGAAGGAAATCACACGAAAAGAGTATGATGACCTTTGCAACCTCCTGGAGAAGCGTTTCCCTGAAAAGAGAGACATCTATGTGGAGCAGCGCAGAAAGAAGCGCAGTTCCTGCCTGAAGCTCTTGCAGAAGATTGGGGTTGACACCACCAGCTGGCCAGCCATCAACGACTACTGCAAGAGTCCGAAGATAGCAGGTAAGGTGTTTGCAGAACTTGACATCGAGGAATTGCAGCAGCTATCCAAGAAACTGAGATTGATTCTTAAAAAGAAAGAAGAATAACTATTAATTTTTATAAGATTATGAATACAGAAGAATTTTTGAACGGCCTCAGTGCCGAGCAGCAGGAGGAACTCCTGAAGACGTTGGCTGCCAAGAAGCAGCAGAGTGAACTTGACAAGCGCAATGCCTATGAGGGCATCCGTGACAACTTTGCCAAGAGCGTGAAAGACAAGGTGGTGGAACTCTCATTGAGAGTGAAGGATTTCCGTGACTGGCTCAACAAGGAGGGTGAAGGCTTCAAGGAGGTGATGGCCGAGTACGGCAAGCTCCGCAACAAGGACCAGCGTGGCTACACCCTCGTGGTGGGTGACTTCAAGTTTGAGGTGAAGAGCCAGGATGTGAAGGGATTCGACGAACGTGCCGAGCTGGCTGCCCAGAGACTGATGGATTTCCTTGGTGCTTACATCGAGAAGAGCGAGAAGGGCAAGGATGATCCGATGTACCAGCTCTGCATGAACCTGCTTGAGCGCAACCGCAATGGCAAGCTCAACTACACGAGCATCAGCAAGCTCTATCAGCTGGAAGGCAAGTTCAACGATGAGGAATACACCAGCATCATGAACTTGTTCCGTGAGAGCAACGTAGTCAAGGAGACGGTGGTAAGCTATTACTTCAGCATCCGTGGTGAAGATGGCGTTTGGCGCAAGATTGAACCATCTTTCTGCCGCTTGTAGCAGAAGTGTTTGATTATTAAACTGAAAATGAGGCATCCTGAAAAGAATGCCTCTTTTTTTATGCCCATATTTGGAATATTTTTGTTATTTTTGCAGCCATGGCAAAGGGAAGAGACAAAGAACTGGTCAATACCAGGAACATCCGTATTTATGAGCGTTACTATTTCTGGACTGAGGTGAAGAGGCTTCGCTTCGATGACGCTTTGAAGAGATTGAGCACTGAAGAGTTCTTTCTCTCGGAAAGTCGTATCATGCAGATTATACGGGATATGATCCAGGCAGGTGTAACCGTGGATGGAAAGCGAATAGAAAAGCCTCTGTTCACTGGCTTCAAGCTGAAGCCACATTCTAAAGCTTCTTCACAGAAACCGTCACCTTACGAGGAGGGGCAACTGTTTGGGTGTCCTTGATGATGTCGGTGGCAGAAATGGAATATACCATTTCATAAACCTTGATACCATGGTTGAAGGTGTAGAACTTGGAAGTCTCCCTCACCAGCATGCCATCCTCCTTCGGGCGATAGCCCTGCAAGAGGCGGTGAAGTTCCTCCACCATGGCAGCCCTCTGCCTGATAGCCTCCATGGTTCCACTACCATAGTGGGTATCATCATAGCAGTCGATGATGAGCTGGACGTTCACCTTGACGGTTCCCTTCTGGCTTTTTCCTTCCAGGTTGCTCCATGATGCCTCCTGTAGGTCGATGAGCACAGCCGGATAGGTCAAGGGGTACATGTCGGCCTCGCTCTGGTCGATGTTCTCCAGCTGACCGTAGTTTTCATCAACGAGGGAAAGGCTAGGCATTCCCTCCTTGACATGATCAATGATTTGATAAAGAAATAATTCCATCTTTTATTTTCTCCAATGATTCGTTAATAGTTTTGTTAACTTTCACTTGCAGCTCCCTGGAATCTCCCATGAACTGACGCTGTGGAATGTGCGCCTTCACCGTGATTCTTGTTTTCCGTGTGAGGGCAAGGCACTTCCACAAGCGTGCCTCTTCCGGGAGTTCCTTGGGGAGCGATTCTTTCCCGTTGATGCCAGCAAGCGAGTAAACCATGTGCCAGGCATAGCGTCTCATCTTGGGTGATACGGTTGGGTGCGTGGTGATGTCTCCACCATCATTGTGGATGGAGGCGTATGGGACAGGGTTCTCTATGGTGACCTCTCCGACACCGGGGGTGCTCTGGATGGAACTCATCAGATGGTTTCTCCTGGAAGTAAGCGGTCCATACTTGGCATCGGGACCACCCTGCTTCTGTCTGAGGGTTCTTTTCCATGGATGCAGCCCATCATCAAGCCAGCCACCATCACGGAAATTCTGCTTGAAATGGTTGACTGCAATCACTCCCACTTTTCGAGGGAGGCGGTCATTCACCTCCCTCATTATGTCATCTTTGGCCTTTTCAACCAGTTTTTCTATGTTTTTTGCATCCATAGGCAAAGTTTTTTATTATTTTTACTTGCATTTCGAGGAAATGTTGTATCTTTGCAACGTGGAGGGAGCGTTTAATCCCATTCGGGACACGTCCTCCATTCCAGCCAGGGTTTTACTCTGGCTTTTTTGTTAATAGGATTTTGTCTTTTCCTACACAATAAATTCGTTTAAATAAGCGATATTGTGAAGTACCTTTCAATCCATTAAACTTTGCAAATCCACGTTCAAAAGTTTCTTCGTCAAAATTGTCATTTGGATAGAATACAACTGCTACATCAGCGTTTGGCTTAGAAGCGCAATGTTTCAATGCTCTTCTGATATTATTATCTGTTCCTGTTTCAGCTGCTGCTATCTCGAAAAGCATATCATCCCAAGTTCCTTCTGTATTTTTATGATTCAAAATAGAATGATCTTCTTTTTCAAGAATGACTTTATGGCCATTTTTGCAAGCCACATTTTGGGTTGTTGTTTCATACCAACCTTTCTTCTTATCTATATTGTGCTCTACATGTGTGGCTTTCAACCCATTACTAACAGGGTCTAATACGACATCTTTATATTGTGGATTTTCTTTGTATGACAAATATTCCTCTTGTCTCTTTTCTTTTTTCTCTGTTGGCAAGTTAGAATCTATCTTTCCACATTCATAGCAATGCTTCTTTTCATTTCTGAAGAAAGTTCCCATCTTGTTTTTGAAGCCTTTGTTGAACGGGCAGGAACCACATCCTTTTGGGAAGTATGGGTGATTGTCGCTGAATGTGTGCCCATCCTTGCCAGGATTGTTCTCCAGTCCTCTCTGTGGCTTGGTCGGTTCCATGTCCTTGGGACGTACCACGGGGGCATCGGTGGCTTCAAGCGAGCACTTGCAGTTCCATCGGTCACCTGGGTGATGCTCATTCCAGAAAGGATCATCCACCGGGAGGGTGAGTTTCATCTTCCAATAGACCCTGTGGTTTCTCTCCGGCTCCTTCGAGGTAGTAGGCATCCATCTGAGGTTTGGAAGGATGTCCTTGTTTCTCTCGAACTCTTTCCAGTCGGCAGCAGCGTGCGCACGGATTACGGCCGTATCATACTCAGTCTTCAGCCAGGAACCCACCTGGTGGGAACTGATGGAGCGCACGTCTTCCACCCATTTGGAGAAAGGTTTCAGCTTGCCGTCGGCATCATAGAGCTTTGCGGCCATCTCCTTGCCCATGGTGTGAACCTTGAAGGCGGCAAACACCTCGTTGGAGTGTCTGAGTGCCCGGTAGAAGTCTTCCTCATGGGTTGGTGGGGTCTTTGCCTTGGCAAGACCTTCCACGGTTCCCTCGTTGATGACACGCAGCACCTCACGCCACATGGCTCCCTCTATTCCGTTTTCGGTATCGAAGCCCCGATAAATGGTTTTCAGGAACTGGGAGAGAATGTCTGCATTGAAGCGGATTGCACCATCCACGTTGTCGAAATGGTGGTGTCCGCACTGGCATTGATGGTCTCCATAATAAAGCGTATCAATCAGAAGTCGGTGTCCGCCCCGATAGCTGGGGCTACTCCGAAAAAACTCTTCAAGCGGTCTTTGAACGGTTTTTTATCAGTGTTCAAAGGCTCTTCTCTATGGGGGTCTTCCCCTGCTCTCTGAAGGCTCTCACGGATGGCCTGCTTCTGTGCCTCGATGCTTTCCTTCTGCTTGTCGTAGTCTTTCGGCTTCTCGATGCCAAATGTTTCATAGAGCCAGTCATCATCCATCGGCAAGCCCATTTCCTTCATGCCTTTCACCACGTTGAGCATCTCCTGGGTGTCCACCTTATCCTTGTGGGCATAGACGAAGTCTCCACCCTCCACATTGAAGCCCAGGCTTGTGAAGATAGGCTTCATGTCGTAGTTCAGAATGTCGAGGAGGAAATTGCGGTCATCCACGTTCATGTCATTCTCTTCCTCCTTGTGTACGGTTCCGAGGGCTTGGGTTCCCGTGTCCTTTGCATCTGTCGTAAGGGTGTTGCCCAGCACACGAATGGAGATCTTGCTGTCCCAATACTCGGCAAAGTTCTGGTAAAGGTCAGAAGAACCAGTCTTGTTTCCAGCCTCGATCAATTTCATCTCACTCTCGTTCGGGTGGATGTATACGGCATTGCTTCCCTGGTTTCTAGCATCGGCAATAATCTTCTTTCGGGCATCCTCATCCCCGGCATCGTAGGTGTACTCACGGATAGGCATGCCGAAAATGTTGCAGAACTTCGCCCAGTCGCTCATGTCTCCACGCTTGTAGAGGACGGCAGGGAGAATCTCTGCAAAGATGCCAAGTCCACGCTCCGTACCTACAAACAGGGTATTGGAGAAGTTCTCGATGTCAACTCCATCCAGATCGCCCTGGTATTTCAGAATCTTATGGAATACCGGGTCGTAGTGCTTGCGGTTGATGAGATCGTAGCGAATATCGCCCTCATCGTCGAGGTAGAACTGAACGAGGGTGAAGCCGTAGAACTGTGACATCACCAGGTCCTTGCACAGCTTCTTGAACCATGGAGAGCGAAGCTGTCGGTTGATGGTATCATCCGGCTTGCCGTCACGCTGGAACTCAATAGGGATTCGGGTTACGCCACGGAGTCGCTTGTCGAGCACACCTGAGAGGTGAAGGTCGAGCTGTGCCGACTCGTACATGTCGAAGAGCTTGACACGATAGGAGAAATCAATGCTCTTGGCGTTTCTTACTGAATCCATGTAGTCCTTCATGTTGAACATGAAAAGTTCAGGCATCTGAAGGAACACGTCTGGTGGGCGGTTTCCTGCAATCTTTCTGAAACCACCCTGTACTATCTTTCTGGAACTGCCATTGCCAGGCTTGCGTCCGAGTCTATTCTTTTGCTTTTTCATTTCTTACCTTATTATATTATAATAATGTGGGTCTGACATCATCTGCCATGATTTGCCATCTTGAGTTATTTGCCACCTCATCATCGGGAAGCTTTGGAGCACCGTCGATTGTGATGTCTCCGTTCATCACTCCCTTGAGCCACTCGATGGCCCGGTCGTATCGGTCCTGCCGTATCTTAGCCAGCTTGTAGGGATTGTGCTGGCAGAAGATGTGATAGACGGTGATGTCGATGGCGAACATGAGGATGAGGGCGTTTCTTTTCTCTCCTTCGGCTGAGAAGATTTTCTCACAGTCGTAGGTCTTGTTGAGATAGCCCTTCATTTCTGCTATTGCCCTGTCCTCGCAGATTTCAATGATCTGTGGGTCGTAGGCGGTTGACTCCTTGCGGAGCAGGGAGTCGAGGATTTCACGATGTATGGTGGCATCGTAGTCCGATGTGTTGATGAATTTTGCCATAGTTACATTCTGTATGGGTTGTTATCATTGAGTTCTTCGTATGAGATGGTGACTGTCGGCTCCATCTCCACGACCTTGTTTTCAAGGATGGTGATTCCGCCCTCTATGCAGTCGGGACCGTCGGCATTGTATGGAAGGTGCATCTCGAAGAGCTTGAACTGGTTGATGAGTTCCTGCATGTGTGGGTTGTCACGTTCCTCCTCGTTGAAGATCCAGGCTCCGTTTCTGTCTATCGGCTCCAGGTTCGCCTCAATACGGGTTGCCTTGTCGGTCTTCTTGCGCTCATCGCCCTTGATGTAGAGCTGCCTGTTCCTGGCCTTGCACTCCTCACGCAGCAGGGGCTTGAACACCTGGTTGAAGAAAGGATCCTGGAGCTTGTTGTTCTCCATGTAGCAATACACGTTGGTCTTTCCTCCCACATAGTCCATGATGTCGAAATACCAGCCGATGAAGGTGGCATTGAGTTCACGGGCAAGGAATCCCTTGATGATGTAGTACACGCCCTTGTACTTGCCGATGAGCCACAGAGCCTTGGTGGAACTTGCCTTCTTTCTTGAATCGGAATAGGCAGGGTCACCATAGAGTATGAGGAACTTGAACTTCCTGAGAGGCGGAACCTTGCCGAACGGCAGGTACTTGAAGATGGTTCCCTCGCTCACCGGATTGTTGAAGTACTCTGCCTGTGCGCTCTTGGTGGAGATATTGGAGAGCACGGTGTCTATCTGTTCCTCCGTGTTCTTGGCTGGCCAGGTGGAACGTCCGTTCTTGTCACGGATGTTCACGATGTCCCAGTGTCTTGCCTTTTCACCAGCACGCCTGATGCAGCAGTCCTTGGCAATGATGTTTCCGCACCAGAGAATCAGGGTAGGTTCTGAGATGGAACGTGTAGGATAAAGCGAAGCCTCGAACCAGTCCCATTTCTTCTTCAACGTTTCCGGGTTGCGGCAATCCTCATCGGTATCGAAGTCATCCATGTAGATGACATCCGGTCGGATGTCCTCATTACGGGCACCACGTGGAGCGGAACCAGCACCCAGGGCGAAGAACTTGGCTCCACACTTGGCCGTGAACTCTCCATCCGTCCACTGTCCGAGGGTCATCTGTGAACCGTAGAACTGACGGATTCTAGGGTTTGACTCGAAATTGATCTTGTAGGGTGCAAGGAGTCGCTTGGCAGAGTCGATGGTGGCCGATGTCAGGACAAAGAACTTCTTCCGCTTTGTCAGGGCAAGGTACATGCAGATGAACATTGCCACCGTTGACTTGGCAAGCTCACGGCTCCATGACAGGACCTCGTACCATTCATCATGCTCGATGATGCGTCTGATGGCACGCACATGGAAGGGCGCAAACTCATACTTGGCATACTTTGGGAAGAAGTATGTGATCCATGCTATCGGGTCTTCCTCCAGTTTTCTTCTCTTCCGGTCGATGTCGCTCTGTGAGAGCCAGTCTTCCACAGGCACATCGGCAGCAATGGCCTTGTGGTGTTCTTCCCACCTTTTCAAGGCGTTTCTTTCATCCTGTGTCATTTCAGCTGATCTTTAATGAATAAATCCCAGAGTTCATTGTACTCCTTCGCTTTCTCGATGTCGATGCCACGGAGCCAGTTGGTGAACTTGATGCCCACGTTGACGATGTCGGTGATGCCAGCATCGTTCTGCAGCTTCTTGATGACAGACGTAATCTTGACCACGGTGTCCGCCTCCTTGGAGGTGAAGGAACGCTCACCCTCCTTTCGTGCGTTTGCCTGGTTCTGAATCTCGCTTACCTGCCGGATCATTCCGGCAAGGATGTTTTCCGTGGAAATGGTGAACGAGGCACGCAGTTCCTCCCATTTGCCTTCCCTTGCCCATCGGGAAACCGTCTGTCTGGTGGTTCCCACCTTGGCAGCAATCTCTTCCTGGGTGCATCCGCCCTTGAGGTAGAGATCCTTGGCAATATCCTTCTTGTTAATGTTACTTTTTACCATATAAATAGAGTTTTGTACTGCAAAGGTCTGAATAAAATGGCAAAAAAAGAAATCGTCTTTCTAGGGTGGTGTTCATGAACACTACGTTGATGCCCACGGAGTTCACGCTAGAACCGACATTTGCATAAGTCGAAAAAAGTCCCGATATTTGCAGAAAAATTCGAGCATGAAAAAGAAATTTAGCAATATAATAAAAGGTGATGGCAAGACCATCATCATGCTCTATGGAGAAGTCGGAGAAGGATGTTCCGTAGATAGCAGCCGTGTGGTTAGCGAGCTTTTCGCAAATGAGAACCAGGACTGCAAGATCGAGGTGCGCATAAACAGCCAGGGTGGAGATGTTTTCAGCGGCATGGCCATCTACAACGCCCTCCGACAATCCAAGGGCGACATCACCATATATATTGATGGAGTGGCAGCGAGCATCGCTGCAATCATTGCCTTATGTGGAAAGCCTCTCCTTATGAGTCCCTATGCCAAACTTATGCTTCATAACGTGAGCGGTGGCACATACGGCAATGCCTCCGAACTCCGTCAGACAGCGGAGCAGATGGAAAAATTGCAGACCAACCTCGCCACCATGGTGGCCAAACGCCTCGGCATGACGGCAGAGGAGGTAGAGAAGAAATACTTCGATGGGCAGGATCACTGGATTTCCGCAAGCGAGGCTCTTGAGATGAAACTTGTGGATGGCATCTATGAGATGGATGAGGTGGCAGACCCACCGACTACTACAGAAGGTATTTATAACTATTTTAATAACCGGCTTGACTTCAAGCCACAAAACAAAGGAGAAATGGCATTATTAGATGACATCAAGAAGATTCCGACTTTTGAAGACAAGGCGGATTCGAGTGCTATCTTGGCACACATCGTAAATTTGACAAACAAGGCAACCAAGGCTGATGCCCTGTCGAAGACCGTTGAGACCTACAAGGCGGAACTTGACAAGCTGCACAAGGAAAAGGATGAGACCCTCATCAGCAACGCTGTCAAGGCTGGCAAGATTACCCAGGAGCAGGTGGAGACCTTCAAGAACCTCTTGAAGAACGACCGTGAGAACGCCATCAAGCTCATCGACGGCATGAAGGGCCGGGTACAGAACCGTGCGGTTGACTTCATCCATCCTGACCAGCATGGTGCTGGAAGCTTCGCAAACAAGAGCTGGGACGAGATTGACAAGGAGAACAACCTTGGCACTTTGAAGCAGCAGGACTTCACACTCTTCAAGGACCTCTACAAGCAGAAGTTCGGTGTGGACTACATTGAGTAATAACTTTTAATATTTTAAAGAAATGGCATTAAACAGACAAATTTGGATCTCTACCATCGTAGAGAACTTCTTCCCTGATGATTCCTTCATGGCGAAAAGTATTGATGACTCCGATTTCGTGAACGTCAAGACCGTTCACATTCCTAACGCAGGCAAACCTTCGAGTGTCGTCATCAACCGATCTGAGAAGCCAGCGACCATCAAGGAACGAACTGACCAGGAACTCACCTACGACATCGACGAGCTGACAACAGACCCTATCCACCTCTCCGACGTGGACAGCGTGGAACTTTCATACAACAAGCGCAACAGCATCCTTGCCAACGACCGCAAGCAGTTGCAGAAGACGGCTGCCCAGAACCTGCTCTACAAGTGGGCTGGAAGTTTGAAGAACAAGATTTTTACTACTGGTGATGCCCGTGAGGCGCACACTTCAGGTACAGCTACAGGCAACCGCAAGAAGTTTACCAAGGCTGCCGTGATGAAGGCCATGATTCAGTTCAACAAGGACGATGTTCCGGCAGAGAACCGCTTCCTGCTCGTTGACTCCGTCATGTATGCTGACCTGCTCGACGACCTGACCGACAAGGAACTTTCAGCATTCCTCTCCTGTGCCGATGCCTCAAGAGGCGTTCTCGGCAAGCTTTACGGCTTTGAGATCATGCAGCGTTCACAGGTGCTCCGTACAACCGCCAATGGTGGAGCCTTGCTGAAATGGGAGGAAGAAGCAGTAGAAACCGAGCTTGCGGCAGGTCTTGCCTGGCAGCAGGACTGTGTGAGCCGTGCCCTCGGTGAGGTGAAGATGTTCGATGATACAGGCAGCCCAACCTACTATGGTGACATCTATTCATTCCTCGTTCGTGCTGGTGGCTCTCCACGTCGCTACGATGGCAAGGGCATCGCAGTCATCATCGAGAGCAACGCAGCCTAACCGTTAACTCATTAATACAGACTCTATGATTTTACCGAGAGTAAAAATTCAGTTTCTCAATGGCCAGTTGGGAACCGTCGGTGAAAGTGCCGACGGCCTCATGGCCCTCATTTGCGGTGCAGCGGCCGTGGCAAGCACGATGGTGCTCAATACAGCCTATACCATCACGAGCATGGATGACCTCGCAGCTCTTGGTGTCACCTCGGAAAACAACGCAGCCCTCTACAAACAGGTATCTGAGTTCTATGACGAGGCAGATGCTGGCACAAAGCTCATCCTCTACCCGGTGGCCCCAACAACAACCGTGACTGCCCTCTGTGACTATACACAGACGGATGCAGGATACGCACGTGACCTGATCGCCAAGCAGAACGGCAACCTCAGAGGTATCGGTATCGCCAACCTCAACACAGGTACTAAGGAGGAAAGTGCAGATGGACTTGACCCCGATGTGTTCACTGCCTTACCAAAGGCACAGCAGCTGGCGGAATGGGCAACCACCGACCTCTATGCTCCCCTGTTCTTCATCCTGGAGGGAAGAAACTATGATTCTTCCAAGGAGCTGAAGGACATGACCCAGGAGAAATACGACCGTGTAGGCATCACCATCGGTGACACCGTGGCTTCATCCAAGGGCGCAAGTATCGGAACCTTGCTTGGCCGTATGGCAAGCATCCCTGTGCAGCGCAATATTGGACGGGTGAAGGATGGCTCTCTCGCACCATTGAAGATGTTCGTGGGTGCAAGCAAGGTTGACGAGTCAGAGAGTGCCATCAGGGGCATCTTCGAGAAGGGCTACATCGTACCCCGTAAATATGTAGGCAGAACAGGCTATTTCTATGCAGACGACAACCTGGCATGTGACCCTACTGGTGATTATTCGCACATTGCCACACGCAGGGTGATTGACAAGGCTTACCGCATTGCCTACAACCTGCTGCTTGACATGCTCCTCGATGAGCTTGAAGTCAACGAGGACGGAACCTTGCAGGTAGGCATCGTCAAGAGCTGGCAGCAGACCGTGGAGAACGGCATCAACAAGCAGATGACCGCCAATGGTGAATTGTGTGCATCCTCCGATGGCGAGGGATGCAAGTGTTATATCGACGAGACACAGAATGTGCTCAGTACATCCAAGGTTCTCGTAACTCTGAAGGTACGCCCATACGGTTATGCCCGATATGTGGACGTAAATCTGGGCTTTTTGGTAGAAACTAGCAACAGTTAAAGATTATGTTTAATTCAAGAGAATATGAATGGGCAGACATCTCCGTGGTTCTGGCTGGCCGCCCTGTCACTGGCTTCCGTGCCGTAGAGTACAATCCCAAGCAGGAGAAGGAAGCCGTATATGCCAAGGGCAACAAGCCGCACGGCATCCAGCGAGGCAACAAGTCGTATGAGGGTTCCATCACCTTGCTCCAAAGCGAGTACGAGTCGTTGAAACAGGCTTGTGGTGGAGACATTCTTGACGCTTCGTTCGACATCGTGGTAGCCTACGGCAATGCCTCCAAGGGTGATGCCATCGTGACGGACATCCTCGTGGGTGCGGAATTTACAGAAGACAAGACCGCATGGAAGCAGGGAGACAAATTCCAGGAGAAGGTGCTTCCTTTTATCTTCCTCGACAAGAAGGGCGCATAGCGTTTGAACACCATTCAAATAACATTTAAAACCGATTTGAAAATGAAAGTAGATAAGCAGAAAGTGGAAGACTGGAAGAAGCAGCATGGCGAAATCTTCCAGATTGAGACAGGCGGAAAGTCGTGCATCATCCGTAAGCCGACACGCAAGGATCTCAGTTACGTGAGCGTGGTGAAAGACCCGATCAAGATGCAGGAAGCCCTGCTCAAGCAGTTGTGGCTCGATGGTGATGAGGAAATCCTTACCGATGATGACCTCTTCTTTGCCGCATGCTCCCAGCTTGAGGAAGTTCTGAAGGTGAAGGAGGCAGAGATAAAAAAACTCTAGAGGATGCAGGTATAGAGGATGTCGATGCAAGCAGCATCTTGTATATAGATACCTTGCTGAGATATAATCTATGTCTGGATCCCGACACGCTTCCCGATGAACAGTGGGCGTGGACTATCAGATATTTGAAGGATATAAAAACAGCAGAGAACAGGACTGATGGCTAAAAGTGTATTACAGTTTCTTATCAAGCTACAGGCAAGCGAGGGCAACGTAATGAGCGTTGCAAGGCGCACGTCTGAGCAGCTTGACAGCATATCCCGAAAGGCTACATCCGTAAGGACACGCCTTCAGGAAGCCTTCTCGTTCTCCAACTTCAAGAATTCCCTGATGTCTCTGCCCGGCATGGACTTTCTGATGAATCCCTATACCATCATCGGTGCTGGCATCGGTGCAATCACGGCATTAGGGTCACAGGCTGAGAAGACAAGCGTTGCCTTCCGTGTACTGGTGGGTGATGAGCGCAAGGCAGGGGAACTGCTGCAACAGATCAACGGATTCGCAGCAGCCACCCCATTCTCCAATCTCCACCTGGAGGGTGCAGCACAGATGCTTCTGAACTTTGGCGTGGCTGGTGATGATGTCATGAAGCGACTCCAGCAGCTGGGAGACATTTCCATGGGCGACTCAGAGAAACTCAACTCCCTGGCACTTGTGTTCGGACAGGTCAGTGCTGCCGGAAAAATGTCGGGTCAGGACCTGTTGCAGTTCATCAATGCAGGATTCAACCCATTGAAGGAACTCCAGAACATGACGGGCAAGTCCTACCAGGAACTGCAAGACATGATGAGCAAGGGAAAGATTGGTGTGGATGCCGTATCTGCTGCCTTGCAGCATGCAACAGGTGTTGGAGGTATGTTCCATGGCATGATGGAGGAACAGAGCAAGACCGTTGCTGGAAAATGGAGCACGGCTATCGGCTTGGTTCAGCAGCGGGCCGTGGATGTGTATGACAAGATACAGCCGTTCATCCTGCAAGCCATCGACCTGTTTCAGAATGTTTCGGGAAGTGTCCTTGATGTCGTTGACTCCATCGCTTTGTTGGCAACCGACTTACAGCCTGTATGGGATGGTTTCGCTCTCATCTCCAATATTGCAGGAAGACTGTTCGGATGGCTTGCGGATGCCGTATCTGCAACCATCGGATTCTTCTTCAGATGGAGAGCCGAAATAGGATATGTGGCATCTGTCATTGGCGTTGCCACCATTGCCTTCAACCTTCACAACATAGCCATGACTGCCTACGGTGCAATCATCACGGTGGTGAGTGGAGCCACCAGGGTGTGGGCAGGTGTACAATGGTTGCTGAATGCTGCCATGAATGCCAATCCTATAGGACTGATCATTACCGGCATCGCTGCCCTCACAGCTGTCATCGTGTACTGTTGGAACAGATTTGCCGGGTTCCGTGCCTTCATCCTCACCATGTGGGACACCATGAAGGGCTTTGGCTCCATCATCAAGAACTACGTGACGGATAGAATCAAGGATTTGCTCAGTGGTGTTGGAGAACTGGGCAAGGCTCTGGGAGAACTCTTCAGCGGAAACTTCGAGGCAGCCTGGAATCATGCCGTTTCGGGAGCCAAGAAAATCAGTGGAGTCAATGCTGCCGCCAATGCCGTGGGTAATACGAAGACTCTCGCAAATGGAATCAGAAACAACTATCAGCGGCATTCAAGGGAAGAAGGCAGAAAAGGCTCGACCCTATACCCTCATGAAACAGCTCAAGCACCACACCGTAGCATTGCCAAACCGGGGCTGAAGGGAAGCACGCAAGACGTGATGTTCGGCTCTGGTGGTGGTGGCAAGGCTGGCAGTGGCAGTAAAGGCGGACGTGGAGGCAAGTCCACAGCCGATGCTCTGGCCACAGGCGGTTCCCGAAGTTCTAACATCCACATCACCATAGGAAAGTTCTTCGACAACATTCAAGTGACAATGAACGACAAGACGGACACAGCGGAGCTGGAGCGTGTCGTGCTCCAGTGCATGAACCGGGCCTTGTCAATAGCAACAAGTACAGACCGATGAGCACAACGAACAGATTCATATTACAGAACTTGGCCTTGCGAGCCATGGGACTCACCAAGATTCCACCATACTGGCTGTTCCGTGAGAACAACTTCCATGGTGTGAACCTTGGCTACCTGTCAGCGGCAAAGACTATTCCGGAGAGTTCCGGATTCGATGTTGACAAGATGACCGATGAGGAACTTGCCGACGTGGTACGTACCAATGCCAGGGGAATCCCCCTGGTGCTGCCTCTCCGCTTTCAGCTGGAGGAGTCTGGTGCGAAGGAATGGCTTTTCCCTACGGAGCCGATGATCAGTCTGAACGGACAGAACATTCTCACCAGGCGACATGTGTCGAAGGGAACCATCAAGGGAAGCATCAAGGAGCGGTGGACGCAGGATGACTACAGCGTGAGGATTGAGGGAATCCTTTTTGGTGAGGATGGCAAATATCCCGAAGCAGATGTGGCAAAGCTTAGAAGTTTCTGTGAAGCTGGTCATGTGAAGGTGCTCAATCCTTTACTGGAAATCTTCGGAATCAGCCAGCTTGCCATCGAGAGCTGGGACATTCCGTTCACATCGGGAACGGCAAATCAGAACTATACCATCCAGGCATACAGTGACGACATCTACAAGTTGCTTCTGAGCCGTGATGACTTAAACGCATGATGATATGTACACAATGGCTTTTGACATAAGAATCGGCAAATACAAGCTTTGCATGATTGACAAGGTGGAAATCCACCGGAGCGTGGAACTCCTGGCAGACACGGCAGTCATCACACTCCCTGCATCCGAATACAACAAGGCTCTCCAGATAGAGGATAAACTTCACCGTGGTGACAAGGTGATCATTACCCTAGGTTACAAGGAGCCGGGACTTGAAACGGAGTTCGAGGGATGGCTTCAGCGCATATCGACCGACGGAGGAAATATCAAGCTGCATTGCGAAGATGACCTCTTTCTGTTCCGAAAGGACATCGGAAACGAGGTTCTGATGAAGGTTTCCCTCAAGGATCTTCTCGCAAAGGTGGTCACCGGATGTGGATTGTCATTCAAGGTGGAGTGCTCCTACTCCTGGACATACAACAAGTTTGTCATCAACAATGCCACTGGCTATGATGTGTTGAAGAAGGTGCAGGAGGAATGTGGGGCGGACATCTATCTACAGGACGAGACCTTGCACATTCATCCTCCAGGCGAGAAGATGGGAGTGGAATGCTTCTATGACTTTGCCCTGAACGTGGAGGAAGACAACCTCACCTACCATCGGGCAGAAGACAAGAAGATACAGGTCATCGTGAAGGCTCTGATGCCAGACGGAACCGTCAAGGAGATTGAGACAGGCTCAACCGGAGGAGACAGGATTGAAATCAAGTGTGCCACCAATGACGAGGCATCCATGAAGGCTCGTGGTGAACTGGAGGTGAAGCGCAGAAGCTATGATGGCTATGAGGGAAGCATCACGGGATGGCTCATCCCAGTATGCAGACCGTCAGACAGCGTGACTCTCCATGATGCGGACTATCCCTACAAGGATGGAACCTACTTCGTGACAGCCGTGACAACGGAGTTCTCAAAAGAAGGTGGCAAGAGAAAAGTTAATTTGGGATTCAGACTCAGTTAGGATATGGATGATTACAGACAGTTGCAGGAACATTTGAGAAATGTGGCAGGTGGCAGAAAGACCATCTCCATCTATCAGGGAATCGTTAAGTCGGTTGACGGCAACCTCTGTGAGGTGACCGTGGGAAACATCAACATTCCTGGAGTAAGACTCAAAGCATCAGAACTTGCCGACGACGGACTGATGCTCATCACCCCAAAGGTGGGAAGTGCCGTGACCATTGGCAGTCTGTCGGGAGACCTTACGGAACTTGTCGTTCTACAGGTGGACCACATCGAAACTATCGTCATCAATGGTGGCAAGCTGGGAGGACTCATCAATATTGGCCAGCTGACCGATAAAATCAACGAGCTTGTGGAATCCTTCAACAGCCACACCCATCAGGTGACCGTGAGCCATCCCGGTGGAACCTTCACTACAGTTAAACCAATGGAATCCGCAAAGACGTTCGACAAGGGCGACTATGAGGATGTTAAAATAAAGCATTGACATGGAAGGAATACAACTTGAATACAACAAGGATTCTCCTATATTGGAGCCAATCG